CCTATCAGACTTTGTTAGAAGTCTCACGGGAAGTACAGGCGGAAGGATGGTCATACAACAAGGAGTATCACTATGACATGACTCCTGATACCAACAAACAAATTCCTATTGCTAATAACATCCTGCAAATTGACGCAACACGCAACGCAGCAAATGTTCAGATTGATGTTGTGCGTAGGGATGGCAAGCTATATGACAAAGCAAACCACACTTACGAGTTCGAAAATAAAGTATCTTGTGACATTGTTTGGCTACTTGATTGGGTAGACATCCCAACACCAATTGCTGATTACATTGTAAGCAGAGCTGCTGCAATTGTTTCAAGTCGATTGGTAGGTGACGCTGAGCAATACGAAATTCTTCAGCAGAAGGAACAGTTCAACAGAGCAATGGCTATGGAGTACGAATGTAATCAAGGTGATTACACATTCTTTGGACATTCAGGCGATACAAATACATACAACAGCTACAAACCGTACAACGCTCTTTATCGATAAATGCCTGCAGTATCTCAACGGATCTCTACTTATCTTGGTGGAGTATCAAAACAATCAGATGACAAAATGCTTCCCGGTCAGGTCCGTGAGTGCTACAACGGATTCCCTGACGCAACATATGGACTGACTAAAAGACCTGGGTTTAAGCACATTGCAAACCTGGGAACAGGTACAACATATGATGATGCAAAGTGGTTCTATATCAACAGAGATAATGATGAGATCTACATTGGTTGCATCAAAGGATCAGACATCTATGTATGGAATGCTGTAACTGGTGTTTCTTGTACAGTTACTTACGGTACAGGAGCACAGGCATACCTTTCAGGCACAAAATTAAATTACAAACTGCTGACTGTACAGGACACAACAATTGTAATTAACAATAGTGTCACTGTTGCAGCACAAGCTACTCCAACAGAAACTACTGATGCTGTAGGTACAGTGGTATTAGAAAGTACAGTTCCTGATGCAAAGTACTATATCGAAATTCAAGGAGTTGAATTTACAGTAACTGCAGATAACACAGACTATACGTTTGATGATGTACTAACTGATAAAACAGGACACAACATCAAAGATGCTATTACTAATGGGATTGCTGCACAACAGAGTGCGAGCAACGCAAATTTTGACGGTGTATGGACCGTAACAAGAAACGGCACAGCAAGTCTTGATATCTCACGAGTAGTGAGTGGTGTGCCTACTACGTTTACTTTGAAAGTAAGAGGCGGTATTTCAAACAAAGGAATCTCAGCATTTCAGGATGAAGTATCTAGTGTTGGTGTCTTGCCAATTGAGTCATACCATGGACATAAGGTAAAGATTGTCAATACAGTAACAACTACTGATGACTACTATGCAAAATTCCATGCCGATAATGGTGTAAATGGAAGGGGATTCTGGGAGGAAGCTCTCGGACCAAATGTGTCACCAGGGCTTGACGATTCTACGATGCCTCATGAGCTGATTAATACAGCAACTAACACCTTTATTTTCCAACAAATCCCATACGACGACAGACTGATTGGTGATGATACGACGAACAGTCATCCGAGTTTTGTGGGTGAGAAGATCTCAGCAGGATTCTTCCACAACAACAGACTTGGTTTCTTGTCGAAAGATAATGTATGTATGAGCCGTTCTGGTAAATACTACAACTTCTACTTTGAGACAGCACAAGCAACTTTAGATTCAGACCCTATTGACATCAGTTGCTCATCTATCATCCCTACAGCCCTTTATGCAGTGATTCCAACTGCACAGGGTGTAATCCTATTTTCAGCACGTCAGCAATTCATTCTGTTCTCTGACAGTGGTGTTCTTACACCAACACTAGCAACTATCAGAGCTATATCAAACTATGAAATGGACAACACTGTTGTGCCTGTGGATGTTGGTACTAATATCAATTTCATTAGTAAGACGCCTGGGTACACACGAGTATTCAGCATGGTCACTAAGGGACAACAACAAAACCCACAAGTGCTTGACTTGTCAAGAGTAGTAAAAGAATGGATCTCACCAAATATTGATCAACTGATCAGTAGTCCTCAGAACTCCATGATCGCTCTATCAAGCCAATCAGAACGTGAGGTATTTATTTTTAGATACTACACAGATGGTGAAAAGAACTTGATGGAAGCCTGGACAAGTTGGATTATGCCAGGTACTACACAGTTCATGAGTATTGACTCAGATGACATGTATGCAGTTACTAAACAAGGAAACCAAGTAACACTGGTAAAAGCAGTACTTAGTCAAAGTCCAGAACAGGCTATCATTGTCAACAACAAAGGACAACGAGTCAACCCTTCTATAGATCTATATGCAACAGCTTCTAGCGTTGTATATGACTCAGTAAATAACCTAAGCAAATGCTACCTACCTTATAACGACGTTTCAGAACTTACTCCAGTACTGATCATCAAAGGCAATACAAGTACAGGAACATTTGTTGAATCAGGTTTTACCATCACACCTGCAAGAGCAGTAGATGGTACGGGTCCATATTTCATTGTTCCTCAGAAAGACCTGACTTCTGTTGCATCTGACGTGATCGTAGGATTTAAGTACAACCTTGATGTACATCTACCAACAACGTACTACAGACCAGATACAGAAGGGAAATTATCCGACTTCACTGCAAACCTGACTATTGGAAGGATGAAGTTCTCTGTTGGATTGTCAGGTGTTATGAGCTTTAAAATCAGACAATTAGGAAGGATACCTTATTCAGTTCTGTACACAGGAGATGGATCTACAACTACATTTAATTTCAATAAAAAAGACTTAGACTACGAAGACAGAAGTGATGTAAAGGTCACTGTCAATGGTATTGCCACGACGGCTTATAGCTTCAGTAACGACACGACAATTGTATTTAACACTGCACCTGCAGCTAACGCATCAATCAACTTCTACATTGAAGATTGGTTTACTACTAACCCTGTGATTGAAGCTAATACATACTTGGCTAATGACGTACCACTAGACAACGAAACAGTCTTCGCTGTACCAATCCATCAACGAACCGAGAATTTTAAAGTAAGGATGTTCAACAACACACCATTCCCAGTTGCAGTAAACGCAATGATGTGGGAAGGAAGCTACACACCTAGATTCTATAGGAGGAAATAATGCCATTAGGGTCACTATTCGGAGCAGCAGAAAGGAATGCTGAAAGGCGCAGACAAGAAGGCGATGACTGGAGAAGGGCTAAGGAAAGGCACAAGCAGGCGGAAGACGCACGCGAAGAAGTACATGACTTCAATGCAGAAACTTACTACAATAGAATTGCTGACAATGAAGCCAACCTTAGGTTTCAAGAAGAGAACCTAATATTTGATTATGAGCAAGCTGTAGCTCGCCAAAATTATGAGTTCGATGCGGCTACTAGAGCTTATAATCGATCAAATGCTGAGCATTATCAGCAGAAGAATTTCAACATTATGGCAGAAGCAAATGCCATGATGGAACAGAACGCCAAAAAGAGAGATGATCTTTTGGCAGTTATGTTCGATGAAAGTCAATCAGTAATCGATTATGTGGGAAATACAGCAGGTATCAAGCTTAGCAAAGGGAAGAAGATACAAGATGCTAATTTCAAAGGCGCACAAATAGAGGCAAAATTCACTAATGACCTAGGTCTATTTCAAATAGAAAGGCGCAAGCAACGAGCTGATAGTCAGATTGAAGCTCAAAAAGCGATTGTTGCTGGCATGAAGATGGCAGGAGAAATCAGAGCTAAGGCAGGTGCTGGAAGGTCCGGCGCTAAAGCTGTACTAGGTGTGATGGCTGAATCAGGTGCAACACGAGCAGCTATTGCAAATGGATTGATGTATGCAGAACAAGGTATTGATCTTGGGATTGCTCAGCTCAAAGATATGCTGATCCTTGACCAGACGATGGTACTGGCTGCTAAAGATTTTGCTGAAAATGAATATGAGTTAAAAGCAGGAAAGCTTGATGCTGTTAGGGCTCTAGATAAAGTCAAAACAGCTGCTAGTAAGCAAAGTATTGAAGATAGGGATAAGGTTGTAAGAAGGATGATTACACATGCAAGACAGCAAGCAGATTTTAAAGCTGAAGCTTCTGTATTAATGAAGCCTGAAAGACTGCCAGCACCAACAGATCCACGCGAACGATGGGCGCAATATGACGACCCAGAAACTGAGGATTACGTGGAAATGCTATTACGTCCGACACTTCAAGAATTCCCTACCTTCAGAAGAACTCCACCGCCCGATAGGGAAGACTTCCGTTATGGAAGGGAGAATGTAGGACTGTCTAACTTCGGTGACGTAATGAAGATCGGTGGATTGCTCGCTACTGGCATTGGAGGAATCGGTGCGATGGGTGGCTTAGGTATGGGTGCGGCAGGCGGTACTGGAACATTCCTTGGAATGGGAGCAAGCTCGTGGTCAACACTCGGTACTGGACTTCAAAATTTCAGCTCAAGTTTCTATCCGAGAGGTTATTAATAAATGGCACAATTTAGATCAGCCTCAAGAGAAGGAAGCTTCTCAGCGAATCAACTTGTACAGCCAAGTACAGTTGAGAAGATTCAAGCTGAAAGCAAAAGGCAGCTTGCAGGAATGGATGCAAACAACCGTTTGCTAGAAAAGCAGCGCAGCATGCTGTTGGATGCACAGAAGACAGCACAGTCAATTCAAAGGCAAGGAGCAGAAGATGCTTTTGAAGTTAAAAGAGACGAACAGACTGCTGCTGTAAAACGCTCAGAAGAGTCATGGAGACGCCAATTAGCGAATAGAGAAAAACAAGATAAATTCAAGGTAGATACACTTGGCGCATTAGTAGATTTCTCAAAGACAGCTTTCGATATTACCAATAGTATTGTGAAAGCAAATAAGGAGAATCAACTAAAAGCAATTAATCAGATTCAGTTCAGAAACAACTTTGCTTATAAGGATGTTGTTAATGCTGCTTCGATAGATCAAGATATCACGCAATCTGAATACAATCAAACAAATATTGTCAAGCAGTACATAGCAGAAGGTAAAAGCCAAGAGTTCATTGATTCAATGTATGAGCACCTTGTCAAAGGTGGCGGATACAGAAATTACATGAACAACAAGGCTATCCTTGCAAACCTTGGTGCCGAAAATGCACAGGCGATTATGTTCGTTGCTAACAATAAGACATTGTCTATTGAAGAGCGTGAACAACAGATTGCAGCACTAGAAGCGGAACAACGTGCCAATATCAAAATTAATGGTGAAATACCAAGAGCAGAGTATCTGGCGCTTTCGTATGATCCAGCGATTAGACAAGCCTTAAGTAAATCAAAAGAGGTACTTAACGGATATAAGCTAGACGACCTAGAAGAAAAGAACACACGAGCCGAAAGAATAGTCATTAATGATTTACTTGGTTCTGGTGATGGCTTTAGTCCAGAGGCAGTCTTTAACGGAGTTGCGGAACTTCCTAATAGAAAAGGGGGAATCACCGATGCCGTCAAAGTAATGGTAACGGGAAGAAACCTTAGTCCTGAAGATATTGCTGAAATCAAAAATGCAAGATTTGTAGTAAACGGCAGAGAAGTCAACCTTGAGGAAGGTGGCTACACTGATGCGTTACAGATGTTGGATACACAATATGATAGATCGGTAAGAAAAGTAAAAGAACAGACAGCGTTAGAACAAGAAAAAGAGAAGCTAGAACAACAAAATTTTGGAATGAGTCTGGCTCAAGAATTAATTGCAGACGGTAAATTTACAACAGAAGAATTTGAATCCTGGCAAAACACCATGGATAAAGAGTACGGTCGTAATAGAGATAGGTCACAAGATGAACAGCTTAAAAACGAAACCGTTGCAGCACACCTGCGCCCATTAATCGAAAGAGATCTAGAGCGAAGAGCACTTGATGGATCATTGAGTAGAAGGTATATGATGGAACAAAGAATTCCATTGGATCTACAACACAAATATAGTCAGTTTGCAGATAGAAATGATCAAATTAAAGCTAGCCCTGAGTACAAAGACATAGATAAAAACATAAGGGCAAGGGTTAAAGGTGCGATGGCTGGGGTTGAAGAATTTGAAACCCTAGTAGAAGGTAAGTTCCAATCCGACGAAGCAAAGTGGTTCTTAAATGAACAAACCAAGAAATACCGAACACAATATTTCAATGCGATGGTAGCCGGAGCAAATAAAGCTGAGCTTAATTCAATCCTTGATCAAGCTGCATATGAAACAGCTGAATATCTCAAGAGTGATAAGAACTTTGCACCAGGGGAAGGCATTGCTTCTTACAACAAGTATATGACTGAAAGCGCAAAAGAGCAATTAAAAACCCAACGAAAGATAACAAGTTTGGAAAGGTTTTTTGCTAATGCTTGGAAGCGTGAAAACCCAAATGAATTAATTAAAGCAGTAGGAGAAGCACCTTTGGTAGAAGCAGCAGAAGAATTGAGAATGACAGGTAGTAGTGTATTGATTGAACATATCGGTTCAAGACTAAAGAAAACACCTATCGAAGTAATCAACGAACTTGCAGAAGTAAATGAAAACATAACACCAATTGTAGTACCTGAAAACTACCAGCAAATGTTGGATAATTTCACTCCTGCGTCTAGGTTTAACTTCACCAGTGATCTTGCAACTAACGAAGCAAGACTCCGTGAAATCGCAACACAATTACAGCACAGAGCACCTATGCCTAGGAGAGGGGCATATCAAAACCTAGTCAGCAGTAATCCCGTACAAAGCCAGTGGGAGCGTTTGGCACAGCAAGCAGGATTTAGTCCTGAAGAAGCTGTAATTATGGGTCAGATTGTCATGGCAGAATCTGGTGGAGATGCACAAATTGATACAGTTAAATCTGGATTAGATCCAAATAAAACGAATGAGTATTCAATTGGTGGACCTCAAATCAACGTAGCTGTCCATCAGGACAAACTTGCCGCTAGAGGATATACAGAAGAAGACATGAGAGATCCATTAAAGGCAATGATTATTGCTAAGGATGTCTATGATCAACAAGGG